CTACCTCCCCCGCCACTTCCGCACCATCGCGGCGAGCGACATGCTGCCGACGGCGAGGCCCACGAGCAGCGAGGCGATTCGCAGGTGCCATTCGACCTGCTCCTGAAACGACGTGATGACGCCGACGACTGGCGAGGCGATGCCGACGATGGCCTTGGAAACGTAGTCGAGGTCGATGGCGGCGCGCATGGTCAGGCGAAGGTGATCGGGATGGCGGCTCGGGCGGTGTCATCGGCGGCGGCCTTCACCGCGTTTTCCAGTCCGACCTTCTGGAGCCAGAGCGTCTGATAGATGCCGCCGTATTGGACGAGCATCGCCCGGACCTGCGCGGTCGGCAGCTCATGCGGAACACCGTCCTTGTCGGCAATGGTCGTGGTTGGTGGAAGCATCCCCACCCGCTCGGCCTCGTTGAGCATGGTGAGCAACTGGGTGAAAGCGGTGCGGTCTGTGTCGGCGGCACGCAGGGTGACGCCTCCGATGGTGATGCCCTGCCGGATGCGGGCGGCGAATGCACCTTCGATGCGGGCGAGTGCGGAGTGGAGGTTCATGGGGATGGGGATGGGGTGGTGTTGACCGGGGTTCCAAGCAGTTCGAGGCGGCGTCCCTCGGCAGGCATGCCGATCCAGTCGAGCAGGAGGTTGATTTCCTCCGGGTCGTTCATGTCTGCGGTGTAAATCGAGCGGACCATGCCGGGGAACTCGTCCTCAAGGGCGGCGACATGATCCCTGCACCACGCGAGGTAGGCGTGCACGCGTCCTTCTCTGGTGGTGATCGAATCGAACTTCGGAAAGCCCTTCGACCAACCACGATGGGGCCAGCCTTCCGGAGGTATCGTGACGAACGGATCGTGTTTCTGCCGCTCCATCATCGCCACCCACGAAGCGACGAGTTCGTCGTCGTGGCGTTCGGTGGACACCAGCTTCACCGCGTAGCCTCGGGATACGAGCCATCGGGTCATGCCAGCCGCCATCCAGGTGTTCGCCGGGGTGAAGTCACCGATGAAGCGGCGTCCCGGCCGGCCTTCGACGAGGCGCTTGGCGAAGCCATCCACGTTGGGCAGGTTGAGCAGCACCGGCGAGTAGCTTTCGTGGCTGATCCATGCGCCCGGCTGCATGTTGAGCAACGTCGCCATGAACGAGGTGCCGGAACGCCCGGGACCGAGGCCAAGGACCACGACGGGCTTCTGCCCCTCGGGAAGCGGCTCGGCGGTGGTGTCGGCGGCGAGGAAGGAATCCATCACCCGCGAGATCACCGGGCGGGTGTCGCCTCCGAGGTGCGAGACGGGACCCGGATTGCCGAACAGCACCACATCGACACCCGCCTTCACCGCGGCCATGTCGCGGCCGTCCTTGTCGTGCCGCCAGCGGGCACGTTTTTGCCCGAAGTCGAGTCCGCCGAAGGCAAGGGCCTCGCGGCTGAGCAACACATCCTCGTGGACCGGACGCGCCATGGAACCGCCGTTGGTGATCGCCGTTGCCACCCGCAACTCCTCCTGCCCGACGCCGGCCAGAACGGCATACTTCGCGGCCAGGTAGTCCACGATCCAGCGACGGAACGCATAGCATGGGCCATAGACGTAGTGGTCGTCCCGGCCGTAACCGGCACCTGCCAGACCGGGCTTGTCCACCAGCGGCTTGACCACGTTGGCGAGCGACTGGACGAGCGTGTCAGGGTCGATTTTCAGAACGATGTCCGCTTCGCCCGCGTGGTCCGACATGACGGTCATTTGCTCCGCGAACCATCGCTCGCCACGCAGGTTGCCGTGCCGGGACCCTGTCGTCCGCACCACTTGAACGCCGTCCGCAGCGAGAGCGTTCCGGGTATCCAGTGGAAGCGGGGAGTTGCCGTCCTCGACAACCACGAACGAGGCGGTGTGATCGCCTTTCCCGGCGCGGGCCGTGGCGATGCAGCGGGCGAGCAGCGGGGCTTCCGGGGCGTGTGTGAAGATGTAGCAGGTGAGTTTCATGGTGTTGAGAAGATCAGTAGGAGGAGGCGTAGCCGCCTCCCGTGGTGCTCAGGTCGCCGTGGACCGAAACGAGGCCCGTGTCGAGGAAGCGCAGGGTGGCCATGCCGTTCGGGTCGAGACGGACCTCGGAGCCGGGACTCTGGCGGCCGGGCTGGCTGGTGAGGATGGGCGAGGAAGCGAGCGCCCCGACCGTAATCGGCAAGCTGTTGTTGAGGTTGAGGACCGCGAATCCGGGGAATGACCAATCGCCGGTGCCTTGGGTCAGGACCTGACCCCAGAACGTGGACCCGCCGTGGTAGGACTCCATGTAGCTTATGAGGTCTGCGAGCGTGTAGCCCTGCAAGGAATACAGCGGAGCGAGGACGTAGAGCGCCAGCCCCTTGAAGAACGGTGGCAGCGGATAGGCGGCGTAGTCGTAGGGCGAATACAACACGGCACGCTGCCCTTGGGTGATGCTCACCCACGATCCGGACTGGTTCAGCCCGTGGAGCGGGCCGAAGCCGAGCGACGGGTTGGCCATCGCGCCGATGGTGCTGCGGGCCGATGCGGCGGAAGCCGCCTTGATGAGAGCGCGGCCGGTCGTGGTCGAATCCGAGATAGAGGCGGCGGTGATGGCCAGTTGGGCGGCGGGCACCTTGCCACCGGAATCCAGACCGGCATACCCATTGGCTACGCCCTTGCGGGCGACAAGTTCGATGGATGCGGCAGCCGGGTAGGCTGGTTCCGCCGATTGGGGCACGCCCTCGGTGCCGCGGTTCACGTCGTTCTCGACCACCACCAGGAACGTGCGCGTGCTTGTCGGTTCGCCGCTGCCCTCGCGCCAGGTGATCTCGCCCATGAGGGTGATTTCGGAAAGCTCGGTGCCGGTGGCCGATCCCACGCCGAGGGCGGAATCAAGTTCCACGGTGTTGAAGCTCGGCGAGCACTGATAGACGGGCGACTCCGCATCAGGCGCGGGCATCGTCCAGTCGGCGGAATGCACGAGGTAGCCGATGTCGTAGCGGTTGCGCGGCTTGATGCCGAACTGGATTTCAAGCGTGCCCGGATCGCCAATCGCAACCGGCGTAGTCCCGCCGTCGAGGAACATCACCTCAAGCTGGGCGGCGTCGCCGCGTTTGAAGCGCAGCGAGGTGACCGGATTGCGGAAACCTGGGCCTTCGATGAGTTGCAGGGTTTCGAGATCAACGTGGAGCTTCACGTCCGTGGTCGGCTGTCAACCGGCCGCCGCAGGTCGGGCATGGGATGACCAGTTCGGTGCCCTGATAGACCGGGCCGTCGGCAGCGCCCTTGAGTTTCACGCGGACCTTTGCTGCCCGTGGACGTGGCGGGGCATCCGGTAACGGCGCGAACGGGTCAGGTTTCGTCGGGGTTGTAGATGCGAAATCCTGCATGGACCTGGGGCTTGGCTCCGAACTTCGACTCGTAGCAGAGGTAGCGGACGTTGCAGATCTCCACCTGGCCTTCAGTGGCCGATGGAATCCGCACGATGGATGAATAGGGCGAGAACCAGGAATCGTGGTTCGAATCGTCGGCGTTGCCCGGACCGGTCCAGACGAACGACTTCGGCGTCAGCGACGGCTTGGCCGGTTCCTCGCCCGGTGCTTCCGGTTCCTGCGGCTCGGGCGGTTTCGGATTTTCCTGCGATTGCTCCCATTCGTCGTGCGCCTTCTGCCATGCCTTGTGCGCGTCGTCGCGGGCCTTCCAAGCGAGCCATGCCTTCGAGAAAAACCCCTCGTCCCACCAGAGCTTGAACTTCGGTCCCTTGTGGGAGGACGGGATGCGCCAGCGGTAACGGCCGATCCGATGCACCGCGCCGGTGACCCGCATGTCGTTGTTCGGCTCGTCGGCACGTCCGACCACGAACGAGGCGACAACCGCTAGCCCGCCGACGCCGAACCATTGGTCGTCCGGTGGGTCCGGCGTGGTGATGGCGGCGAAGGCGGTCTGGTCGGTGTGCGGGTCCTCGAACTGCACCACGAGATTGCGGCCACCGCCGGTAACCTCGTGTTTGAGCCCCGCCTGCTCGACCGTGGTCGTGATGGTTTCGGCATTGAGGAACCAGAACCAGGATGGTCCCCAAGTTCGGTTGGACTCGCCTGAACCGCTGTCGCTGACGCCCCCGTCCTCGTCGTAGATGGTCCACGTGAACGTGCCGGTGCCGGGCGTGGCACCAAATGGCGTGGCGAGTTCGTTGGTCCATGTCCCGTTGTCAGTCCCGGTTTCGGTGACGTTGCCGTCCTCGTCCTTGGTCGTGTAACTGGACGACCACGATCCGTCCACGCGGGTCCGTGCGCAGATGTAGGCCGGTGTCCCCACCCGGTTGTCCTCGGCGGTTTCCGGATTTTTGGAAACCGTCACCTCGTAGCTGTCCGAGCTGCTGCCCCATTCGTCGCTGTGGGATGTCGAGTCCGTGACCCGCATCGTCCGGTAGGCGACATTCGCCTCCTTGATCGGCACACCACCGTTGGCCGGATCGAAGTTGGGGCTCGGGGTGTTGATGTGATATTCGGACGGGCTCGCGGTCATCGCGCAGAGCGAGCGAAAGACGTGCTGGCTTTGCAGCGAGGGAGCGGGACAATCCGGCATCGGGCAGCACCCGCAGGCGGCCAGCCGGTCGTTCCAGTCGTCGAGCGTTTCGATGGGCATTGGGTCAGATGCGGGTGTGGCCGAGCGTGCCCGGGCAGTGCGTGATGGTGATCGCCCCACAGCCCGCCCGTTCGAAGGTGGCCGTTTCGTCTTCGATGGTGAGCAGGCCCGCAGCGATGATCGCCTTGCCGGTGCCGGACGGCGCTTCCGGGATGTCCTGGTCGGGATAGTTGCCGTCGCCGCCGACATGCTTCCATTCGGGGGCGGTCGAGGTTTTGAGGCCGGGGAGCAGGACACCATCCTCGACGTTGGCGGTGACGCCGACTTCCAGATAGACTTTGAACGTGCCCGATGCTTCGAGATTGAGTGCCTTGTGAGCGACGTTCCAAACCTTGTCTCCCGCATAGACCACGCCGCCGCGGATGCCGGTCTTGTTGGTCTCGCCATCTTTGAACGTGATGACCTCGCCAAACGGGCACGGTGCGCCGGCCACTCCACCGCCAGCCGCCGACCTGCGTGCCCGGTAGGCGAATCCGCCGGATGTGAACACGAGTTCCAGTCCCGCCGATGGCCGCGGGGTGCGTGCTTCCAGCGCGTCGATGAGCAGGTTCCAGTCCTTGGCGAGGATCGGATTGCCGGGGCGTTTCTTGGACGGCAGGCGCATTGGGATTTCAGAGGTTGTAGATGTCGGTGTCCCAACCTCCCGCGTCGGATGAAATCCACTCGCGCTCGATGCGGTAGGAGTTGCCTTCCTGGGTCTGGGTGACGCTGTTGAGCAGCCAGGTGCGACCGTCCGATAGATTCGGCTGCCGACCATCCGGTTGGTCGATCTGGCCGATCTTGCGCACGTCGGAACTGGCGGCCGAGGCACGGCGCACGGTGGATTGCCGCCAGACGACCTTCGGCGAGTAGTAGGAAGTCTGGCCGCGCTGGATCTTGGCGAGTGCCTTCTTGCCGAGTGTGCTGGTGACCTTGTCCTTGTAGGGCGTGCCGGACCCGTCCTTGTCCTTGCCGCTGATGATCGCCTGGAGCGCCTCAAGCTCCTCCTCGTCGAGATCGCGGAACTTCTTGTGGGAGAGCAGCGGTTCCTCGGAGAGCGACAGGCCGAGCGTGTAGCTGGTCTTGTTGGGGTCGTTGGTGGTGTTCTCCGCGCCCGCGTAGTTGCAGGTGATCTGGGCGATGTCGCCCTCGCTGACCTGGGCGGTGGCATTGTCCACCCAGATGAACGGGATGTCCGGATGGGGCGTCCCGGGCCTCGGCATCACCTGGGTGATGGAATTGCGGTGGCAGAGGAAGACCTGGGTGGCGGTCCATTTGCCCTCGCGGTCCACCGCCACCGAGTAGTCCGGCTGCGGGTAGAGTCGGCCCGGTTGAATTGCGATGTGTCTCGGCATCTTGGCCGGGGCGCGACGTCAACCGAACGCCGGGACGTAGGTGCCGGTGCCCGGTTTCATCCGCTCGCTCATGTCGCGCAGGATCCGGTTCGTCTCGTTGGTGAGCCGGTTATTTTCTCGTTGCGCATCAAGAGCACCGGACGAATACCCGCCGCCGCCCACCTTGCCCAGCGAGGTGACGATGGGCGCGAGTGTTGAGGCTGCCGGCTTGGCGACTGCGGGCGTGTTGCCGGTCGTGACGTTGGCCGCCGCGGTGGCCGCCTGCTTCACCTCCTCAGGCTTGGGCATCGTGTCGCGGATGGAGGCCACCACCTTGCCGAAACTGTCCCGCAGGCCACTGGTGTCGATCAGCTCGCTGCCGCTGGTTTCGCCCGCCTTCTTGGCCGCTGCCGCCACCCGTTCGCCGAGTTGTGGAGCACCTTTGCCGAGCAGTCCCTGTGCTTCTTCGGCCATCCCCTTGAAGTTCATGCCGAAGAGATCCGCGCCGGTTTCCCGCCGGTCCTTGAGGATTCGGCCGAAGTCGGTTTCCACCGCACTTTCGTCGAAGCCGAGCAGGTCGCTCATGCCAGGGATCTTGAGCAGTCCCTTGAGCAGATGGCCCATCACCCACTCCATGCCCGCCTGAAGATAGACGATGGGCGTTTGAAACGCATTGAGCAAAGCCGCGCCGAAGCCTGCTGCCAGTCCGAGCAATGTCGTGCCGAGGCTTTTCCACATCGCGCCATCGGTGAGCAGGTTCCAGAAAAACTCAATGGCCACGCGGAAACCGTTGACCAGGGCATTCACGCCCACTGCGAAGGCGAGCTTCAACCCGGAGGTGACGAGATCCAGAAGCTGACCGCTCTTGAACGCGGCGATCACGAACATGACCGCCTCCTTCACCCGCTTGCCTGCCTCCGCCGCGAGAGGCGTGAGTTTTTGCACAAGTCCGATGGCCTGTTCGACCAGGGGACGGATGGCGTCGTTGATCGGCGTGCCGAGCGTGAGGAACACCTCGTTGATCGTGTCCTTGAGGGTGGAGAACAGGCCCGAGGTCGTCTTGCTCTGGGCCTCCATCATGCCCGCGAACTTCCCGCCCTGCGAGGTCATGTCGATGAACGCCCGCTCGATGTTGGGGAAACCGACCTGCCCTGATTCCACGAGCTTCTTCACCTGCGAATCCGACACGCCGAACTGCTTGGCGAGTTCCTGGATGATTGGAATGCCCCGGCCGGTGAGCTGGTTGATGTCCTCGGCGAAGAGCCGCCCCTGCACCCGCGCTTTGCCGTAGAGTTCCGCGATCTCATTGACCGGTGCCTGCACGCCCGCGGACACGTCGCCGATTCGCCGCATGGTTTCGGGCACCGAGTCCGCGGATTCACCGAAGGCGATCAGCTTCCGGCCAGCGTCGGCCAGTTCGGGAAATTCAAACGGCGTCTGGGCACCGAGTTCGCGGAGCTTGGCCAGAGTTTGTTCGGCCTTGCCCGCATCGCCGATCATGGTGGCGAACGCGACTTTGGTCTGCTCGAAATCGGCAGCGGCATTCACCGCCTTCACACCGACACCCATCGCCGCCGCTCCACCTGCCAGTGCGGTTCCGATTCCTGCCTTGAGTGCCGTGCCCGCGACCGAGAAACCTTTGCTCAATGCCGCCGCGCCACCTTTGCCGAGTCCCGCCAGTCCCGCGCCGGTGAGTTTACTCATTCGCTTGGCAGAGGCTCCCACCAGTTCGGTGGCCCCCGCCATGGCCCGCCTCAAGGCAGTGATGTCGGCTCCAAGGGTGACGGTCAGGGCGCTCATGCGCCGGGGGTGGAGTCAACTGACTGACGCCACTGGATTCGAAGCTGCGCAAGCTGCTCTCCCACGGAAGGACCGTCCGGACTTGAGTTACTCCAGTTTGTCCGCACTCCATTCCGCCGCAACAGGCAGTGCTGGTATTGAGACAGCCGGGCCAGCGGCATGAACAGGATCCGCTCCTCGGTCCAGCCGGTCTCGGCGGCGACGGCGAATACCTGGGCGGCTATGAAGCCGGGCTCGTCGCAGGGAGGGGCTTTTTTCCGCCGGTGTCCCCCATGGTTTCGACTTGGGCCGCCTCCAGTTCCCGGCTCTGTTCCTCCAGGCGCTTGAACGCGGTTTTGAAATCGGCAGGGGTGAGGCCACCGCAGAAGATCAGGGCGGATTCGCGGAATCCTTGGTCGTTGAAAGACGCACGCACCACCTCGGGCCACGGGGCGCAGTGGGTGAAGACGAAGCCCATGATCGCCGAGGTGAACTCAGGCGTCCCGTCCTTAAGCATTTCCCCCTTCACGAGCGGGTTGCCGGTGCGTAGCAGCACGTCGTAACTGGCCAACGACAGCGGGCGCATGGCGTAGCCGCCAACGATGGTCTCCATATCATGGAAGGCGGCGGAGAGGAGTTTCTGGCGTTCGGTGTCGTCCATGGCTTCAGAGGTGGCGAAGGAATAGGTCTTCAGTGGCGGGCGATGCATCGAGCGGGATGAAAGCGACCTTGCCCCGGCGCTTCACGCAGGCGAGCGGCACGTCCTGCTTCACCTTGTCCACCAGGCGCTGGCGGTTCATGAGCGCGCATTTGATGTAGGCGAACGGATGCTCCGGGTTGGCCAGGTGCCAGGCGTCGTCGTTCCATGCCTCGATGAGCGCCTTGGTCTGGAATTTGCCGCATTGGCTTTGCGGCTCGAAGAACCAGACGGTGCGTTCGCCGCGGATGCCATCGCCAACGACTCGGACGAACGGCTTTTCGGCGAGCGGGATGCCCACGGCCGTCAGTGCGGCGGCTAGGCAGGTGTTGCTGGTGGCGGTGGAGGAAACGTGGGATATGGCGTTCATGTTGGTATCTCTGGCGGAAGGGTTCAGGCGGCCGTGACGAAGGGATAGTAGGTGGCGGTGATTTCGATCTTCTCGAAGTCCTCGTTGTTGAGGGAGCGGCTGATCTGCTTGATGATCGTGATGCCGCCGCTGGTGGCGTGGAGGTGAAGCGGGATCACATTGGCCAGCGTGAGCGCGGCACCGATCTTGCCGCTGAACGGCGAGTTCTTGGCGACAAGGCCCGAGATCTTGATTTCGATCTTCTCCTGATAGAGCGCGATGCCCTGGATCTCGCCGCCTTTGTCCAGAACCAGCTTCTCCTGGTTGGAGTAGTCGAACGAAAGGTCGGTGATGATGATGCCAGCCTCGTCCTGGGGGATGCCCCAGTTGCCGGTGGTGCCAAGGAAAGTCGCGGCCATTTGACCGCGGGCGGCGTGTCAACCGCATCAGACCGCCGACACCACCGCCTCGTAGGACAGCACGGTTTCCCGGCCGCGGGATTCGTCCGGCGTGGTGGTGCTTTCCCGCTCGATCAGGTCGTGCAGGACGAAGGTGTCCGAATCCAGATCCGCCTGGATCGCCGCTTTGCCGCGCAGAAGAGTCACGAGCTTGCCCGCCCATGTGGCGTGATCGTCGGCTGGCGTGTCGTCCACCTGGGAAAACAGATGCACATCGAGCTTCAGACGAGCGGTGTGTGGCATGCCCGGGACCGGCTTGGATTCAGCCGGGTTGAGGACCACGCAGGGCCGCGTGCGGATTTCATCCCGGCGGGCGACGTGAACCGGGATCGCCTCGGGAAACCCTTCGGGGTGGTGGCTGTCGATCCAGTCGGCCAGCAGTGACGATAGGCGGTCTTCGATCAGATTGGGCATCTTGCCATCGGTCACTCGTCAACCGGCACGCCGATTGATGGATCGGCTCGTGCGCTCGTTGATCTTTTGCAGCGAGGCAGACAGCGCCTTGCGAAGGCGTCCCGCCGCAACTTGCAGGGCGAGGTTGATGCCCTTGTAGGTGCTCACCTGTTCGATGTAGTCGAGGCGGTTGACCAGCGTGACGGATGCCTTGTCGCCTGTTTTCACCACCGCGCTTCCCGGGGATTTCTTGTGCCTGGTGACCCATTGCGCCGCACCACGCACCCGGCCGCCGATGGATTTCGCCGCGTTGATCCATGATCCCTTGGCGAATCCGACGTTCTTCTTCCGGCGGGCGATGTAGTTGTCGAGCGCCTTGGGGCTGGTGACGACCTGCGCGGGTTTCGTGCGCGTCACCTCACCCCGGATATTTCGGCTCGCGTGATGGAGTTTCGGATCAAGACGCCCGACCGAGAGATCCTTCCACCCCGAACTGGAATTGCGCAGGGCATTCTCCGCGCGCGAGAACCGCTTGTTCTGGATGTTGGCCCAGAACCTGTCAGCGGCCTTGGGGTCGGATTTCCTCATTTCCGCATAGGCCTCAGAGGGGATGGCGTAAACCAGACCGATGTCCTGCGCCACCGAGAATTCCCCGCGCTGTTTCGCCTTTTCCGAGAACCCGAACGGCCGGGTGTTGCGGGCGAGTTCCACGGCCAGGCCGCGGGCTTCCTGTTTCACGAGGGATTCGAGCGTCCGCCCCACCTTTTCGGGATGTCGCCGCAGCAGGCGGGCCACGTTGAAGGCCCCCTTGAGCTTGGCGGTGAACCGGACGGCATAGTCATTCATCGGTCGAGGAAAGCGTGAGCGTAAGAAGCGGCGAGCGAGGGTGATTGCCGACCTTGGTGATGCGGTATTCGGTGCCGTCCACCTCGATGCGCTCGCCGAGCTTGGGCAGGGCCGCGGGAAACGCCCGCTTGGGCACGCGCAGGCTGAGATCCGGTGATTCCACAAACCCGCCCATGTCGATCTGCTGGTCGTTGCGCAGGCGGCTCACCAGGACGAGCAGGTCGATGGTTTTCCACCGTGCCCGGGCTCCATGCTCGGTGAGAAGCTGGTGGAGGTCGGCGAGGATTTCGGATTCGAGGCTCATGCCATGGCACGACTGTCAAATGAAACACCCCCTCCCGGTTTCCCGAGAGAGGGTGCATGCCAACCACAACCACCCAAACGGTGAAGATCAGGAGTATTCGCCCGCCACCAGGTTGATGCGGCAGGCGGAGGTGCCATCGAGTTCGATGAGGGCTGGTCCCTCGTTCACGGCAAAGACGGTCGGGGCGTTGACCTCCTTGGTGGTGGCACCGACCGGCACCTGGCCGCGGGAGGTCATGAGCGAAACCGTGTCGCCTGGGGCCAGCGCGAGACCGAGGTTGGCGTTGAGGGTGATGGTTCCAGCCGCGGCATCGACTGAGGCAACCACGCCGCGCACTCCAGTTCCGGTGGCATTGGAGAACAGGACCACCACGTCGTTGGCGGCGGCACCCGTGTAAGGAGGCGCGTTGATGACGGTTTGGTTCGACGCGCTGGTGGCCGTCACGGTGGTGGCACGCGACTGGGCGCGGAAGGTCAGCAGCGAGGCGGCCTTGTCGGATGTGGCGCTCGCATACTGGATCCGAACCCGGTCGCGTCCACTGGCGGGGACGACCACATGGCTGAGGGTGGAGCCGGCATTGCCGGTAAAGCTGAATGGAGTCATGGCGATGTTCTGCTAGAGGTTAATGGCTCAGGGTTTGACGATGCGCTTGAGGGCGTCGTTCTTGCCCACCGTGAAGCCGTAGAGGCACTCGATGGTGACAAACACCTTGTTGGCGCGGGTGTCGGTGAAGCGCAGGTAGCCGAAGGTCATTCCGGTTTGCGGATCGGTGACCGCGCCCGACTGCTGGTATTCGGCGACCGGTTGGAGGTAGCGCATGGCCACCGCGACGGCGCTCGGATGGACGGCGAAGCCGACGAGCTTCTCGGCGTGATCGGCGGGGATCACCACGGTTTCGTGGAGGTCGAATCCGGCGAGCCGCTTGATGAGGCCTTCGGTGACGCCCGGGGCGCTGAGGTTCATGTTGAAGCTCTTGGCCACCACGTCGTCAGCGAGCAGGTTGGTGTAGTGCCCGGCGTCGAGCACGAGAGAACGGGGCGAGGCGGGCATCTTCACCTTGCCGCACTCCTCGCGGATGTTGAGGACCTTCTTGTAGTCGAAGTTGGTCGCGGCAACGGCGGGAAGGGGAGCGCCGAAGTTCGCCAGCGTGATGACCGACATGATGTCGAGCAGCACGTCCTGGGCGAGTTGCTGGGCGGCGGTTTCCACCAGGGTGTCAAGAACGTCCATGGCCGTCTCGGACGCCTCGCGGGCGGTGACATGCACCGTCTTGAACTTGTGGCGGTTGAGCGTCACCGGAATGGTGGTGACCGTGGAATCGGCGTTGGCGGTGTAGTCACCAGCGAAGTCGCTCGACCCGGATGGGGCACCGACCAGCGGGACGCGCACGGTGTCGCCCTTGTCGGCCTGTTGGGGACCGAAGTTGGTCGAGAACGAGGACACGGGCATCAGGTTCGCGGTGAAGGGCATGAGCGCCCGTTGCGCGACCTTGATGTCTTTGATGTTGGTGAGTGTATTGGACATGGTGTTCTATCAGGCTTGGTGTTTGAGAATCATGGCTTGTTGCTGAGGGGTGAGTTTCCGCCAGAAGGCGGTCTGCTCGGCCGGGTCAGTGATGGCGGCGAACTGCGCGTGGAGGTCGGCGGCTTGAACGTGGTCGCCTGCGGGGGTGACGCGGGCAGGCATTGTGGTGCCGGTGGAGGCGACGACCCGGGCGACTTCAAGTTGCAGGCGCTTGTCGAAGTCGGTCTGCGACGCCTGAAGTTCAGTGACCTGCTTGCGCAGCGTGGCGACTTCGGCGGAGGCGGTGTCGCGCTCGGACTTGAGAGTTTCGATTTCCGCGGTGAGCAGTTGCACTTCGCTGCGCAACGAGGTGACAGTGGCCGATTCCTCTGTCAGAAGTTCGGTTTGGGCCTGATGGTCCCGCTGGAGGTTGGCGAGATCGGCGCGGGCCTGGGCGAGTTGGTCTTCGATGGTGGTGTCCATTGCCCGTGATCCCGTGTCAACCGATGCGGCGTGATAGACGCGCAGGCGGCGCATGGCTTCGGCACGATCCGCGACCATTCCGGCGAGGTTGTGGCGCTGGGCCTGCTTGCCGCTGAACGTCTGGCCTTCCATCGCTTCGGCGGGGATCGCACGGCCTTTCGCCAGCACCGCCGCATGGAAGTCGCGGGCGATCTCGGCGAGGTTTGAGGAAATCAACTCGCGCTGGTCGTCGGTTAGCGGCGTGCCAGGAGCGCCCATCGCCTTGTATTTGCCGACGGAAAACACCTCCACCTTGAGCCCCGCACGGTCGAGGGCCGCGCTGTTGTCGATCACCGCCTGCACGACGCCGATGGAGCCGACCTGTGCGGATGGCGTCGCGTAGATCGCGCGGGCCTGGCTGGCCACCCAGTAGGCGGCGGAGCACATGAGGCCGGAAGAGAACGCATAGACCGGCTTCTTCGCGTTGAGCGATGCCACGGCCGCGGCGAGTTCCGGGGTGCCGGCCACCGTGCCGCCGGGCGAGTCGATGTCGAGAAAGACGGCCTTGATGTCGTCACGTTCGCCCGCTTCGCGCATGGCCGCGGTGATGTCTTCCGATGAAGTGGCCCCGAAGAACACTCGGGCGAAGAGGTCGGGCTTGCGGAGGATCGGGCCTTCGATGGCCACCACGCCGATGCCGTCCTCGACGGAGAGCAGGGAACTCTCCGATGCCTGCCGGGGCATGAAACCGCCCTTGTCCACCAGCGACCGCAGGGAGGCGGCCATGGATTGCAGGGCATCAGGCTGAATCAGCCACTCGCGATGTTGAAGAACCGGGTTCACGCCCGGTCGGTGGTGTCAACGCGGAGCCGGAAGGCTTCCACAGCATCTCGATCGGCACACCGTGCTTCTCCGCGGTTTCGAGAATGAGCTTCGCATCACTGGCACGGCGTTCGATTTCCTCGCCGAAGTCGGCACCGAGTTCCTGGAAGTGGTCTGATAGGGTCTTGAGTCCCATCTCCACGTCGGCGCGGTTCTGCTGGGCTTCGCGTCCGGCGTCCACGGTCACGCGCTTCGGTGGCACCGTGCAGATTTTCCACCAGCCTTCCACGGCGGGTAGCAGGCCGCGGCTGATGGCATCGCCGATCACGTAGGTCCACACCGGCCGGATCAGGCGGCGTTCAAGGATCATCTGGCGGAACGAGAAGCGACGGTCGGCCTTGGCGACGATGAGCCGCACGCCCGCACCGCCCACCTTGCTCGAATCCGCTGCGAACTCGAATGGGATCATTCCAAGCGCGGAGTCACGCCGCAGGTGTTCGAGGAAGCCGGTGAATGTTGGCGATGGGCGGTTCGATTGGAAACTATCGAGCGATTCGTCTGGTTTGAGTGCCACCAGCTTGCCGCCGACGATCTTCTGGAGTGACACCGGATCGCTTTGTTCACCCGCGCCGGCATTGCCGCCCACCACGAAGTCGCCGTTGTCGTCCAACTCACCGCGGGCCGTTTTCAAGACGCGGGACACGTCGGCATTGTCCTTGACCGCGTGTTTCTCCAGGGCAAGCAGTTCGATCTCGTCGAGGATGTGGTTGATCGAATGCTGGATCGTCGGATGGTTGCGCACACCTCCCGACCATTCCGGTTCGTGGATGTGGAGCACGGATTCGGCCGACAGGTCGCGCTTCTGGTTGCCGTCTTCCAGGACACGGTAGAAGACAGGCGCACCCCAGGCGTCGAGGCCAATGCCGTCGATGGTGTCCTTCGATCCGAAATCATCGCCGATGCGGTGGCTTTCTAGCATCTGGATGCGTGGTTCGCCGTCGCGGTCGCGGGTCTTGTGGATGAAGTATTCGCCGTCGATGTCCATGCCGCGGCAGACGAGCGCCTGGCATTCCTCAAATGAGAACCGCCGCGTCACTTCGCAGCGGGCCGACCACAGCGAGAAGTAGGCTTCGGCGGCACGGTTCCATTCGGGATCGGGCGATTGCGCCTGGACGCGGATGCCGTCGCCTGTCGAATAGATCGCCATGTTGGCCACCAACTCGCGGACGAAGCCCGAGTTCTTGTGGAGGTAGCGGGATTTCCTCACCAGTTCGGTGCGCACCGAAGGAGTGAGCTCGTTGCGGGAATCGGTCGGCGATGCCCCCGGCACAGATCCACGGCGTGGGGACCAGTTGGCAGCCTCAAACTGCGAACCCCATGCTTTGGGAACAAGCACGGGGGGCAGCAGCAGGCGGGCGATGGACTGTAGGCGGTTCACTTGGGCAGGTATCCGGAAATTTGAGAGACGACCACGTTGCGCGGGCGGCCATAGGTGGCGGGATCAAGCACCCGCAGCGCGTGGCCGCATTCGTCGAGCACCTGATCGACCGGCATGACGAACTGCTTGGCGGCGGAGGTGTCCGCGTCGTTCCAGTTCATGATCGTCTTGCCTTCGAGCAGCAGTTCCTTCGCCCGCTGCTGGATGGCCAGCACCTCGGAAATCGTGAAGCCGGTGATGAAGAGTCCGCGGGCCATGAATCAGTTGCCTTTCCAGGTGGCGTTGCGGCCCCGCGTATCGATGTGAACGAAGCCCGACGACGGATAGAGGCCAAGGCCGCCGGTGAACTTGCCCGCCTTGCGCCATTCGATCAGCCGGTCATAGACGCGCTGCGGACTGATGCCGTCGATGGTGATGTCCAGCGCGGTGAACTCCTTGTGCTGGCTGAGCGGGGCACCGCCCACGGCACGGTTGTAATCGGGCGCACGGTAGGAACTCAGGATGCGGCAGGGTTTGCCGAACGATTCGCGGAGATCATCCACGATGCGGAGTGTGGGCAAGATGTTCTTCCACAGCTTGCGCGGCGGCGGGCTGTTCTTCACGCCGTTGCGCTCGCGCTTGAAGTAGGATTCGAACTCGCCCGCGCCGAAGTGGCGGAATTTCTGGGAATCGAACCAGTCGCTGAATGTTTCCGCTGGCATGGCTTACTTGGCGCTGCGGGGTTCGACGACGAGTTCAAAGCGACCGTCCGGATAGACCTTGATCTTGCCGTCGGTGGTGGAAAGGCGACCGGTGATCGGCGGGGTGATGCAGGACGGCAGCAGCAGCGACAGGGCGGCGAGGAAATAACGGGTTCTCATGGCTCCCCGTCCGGGGTGTCAACCGGGGCGGATGCCTCCCGACCCACGATCTTGAGCATGGTGGCGGCCACCACCTGTTCCGCCTCGCAGTCGTAGTAGTGATTTGGGCGCGATCCGATGCGCTCGTAGATCCACTTGCCGTTCTTGCGAATCCGGTGCTCGCTTTCCATCTGGGCGAGGTAGTCCTCGTCGATGTCGTCGGGCACCTCCCACACCGGGCCGTTTTCCGGGTCCTGATTGCGGCGCAGGCGGGCCAGCGTGTCCTTGATGTTGAGGTTGGACCAATAGAACACGGAACACGATTGCCCGCGGCCGAGCACCACCTTGCGACGTGGCGAATAGAACCGCTCCACCGATTTCCGACCCTTCACCTTGTGGGTGAACGTGGCGCGCTTGTCGCCCATGAGGGCCGTCCATCCGTGGGCCGCACACTCGCGATACACGTCATAGGTGGCGTGGCCGGCATCGATGAAGACGAGGTTCGGGTGAATGCCGAAGCGCTCCTGCACGGATTGTACGTCGGAGAACGTCAGCACGCGCTCGTTCCAGATCAGGCGGCTTGATCCGTCCTCGGCCCATGCGCGGACGACGAGGAACAGGTGGTCCATCTGGCAGTCCACGGTGAGGATGCGCAGCGGACAGACGGATGGCTCACCCGCGGGAACGATCCGCCCTTGAGCGTCCACGCCCGCCTCGCCGTCCCAGGTTTCGCCCTTGAGGTAGCCGCCCGGGACGATGTCGAGTTTGTAGTCCTCCAGGTATTCGCGCCATGCCAGGGCCAGACGCTTTTGATAGAACTGCTGGATCAAACTCACATCGCCTTTGCGGGCGGCAGCCTTGGCGCGGAGGTAGAGTTCCGCCAGTCGTCCCCAACTCATGGCGCAGAGGGCGTTCCAGTGGAATCCGGCGTTTTCCTTCGGCGCGTTCGGGTTGGTCACCACGTAGCGGCCGGTGGCGTTGAGTTCGCGGCGCGTGCGGTCGCTGTCCTCGAAGATTTGGTTGCACGACGCGCAGGTCATCGTGGTGGTGTCGCGCACCCGCTGGAAATCCCACTCGCCGGTTTCGTCGCGGGCGTCCTTGCTCCACTCGACCTGCTCCCACTTGAATGGTTGGCGGTGGTGGCAGTGCGGGCAGGCAAAGGTCCACACCCGCATGTCGGTGGTTTCATGTTTGCGGTGTGTGTCGTCGTCCTCCTCGCCGCCTTGGGACATGAACAGGCATTTGCCCAACCAGCCGAATGCGGTAACACGGGCTTCGGCTTCGGCCATGTGACCTTGGGGATACCGCCATGTTTCATCACAAATGAGCCAACGGATGGATCGCCGCTGAAGGTTGGTCTTGTTGTGCGCACCGAGCACCCACAGCGTCATGCCGTTGGCAAAATGCACGGTCGCGACGCGCTTCTTGTGGCGGTTGGCCGGATAGAGGGAGCGGACCGGCGGGCATTCGTCGAAGAGCTTCTGGAGCCGGCTCTCGCTCTGGTCCTTCGCGTCGTCGTCGGTCTGGTCGAGCCAGAGGGTTGGGCCGGGATGGTTGGCGATGATGTGGGCGAGGCCGAGTTCACCGACGCTGGTCTTGCCGCTCTGGATCGCCGCGATGATCGAGACAATGCGGATTCGTGGATCGACCAGCGCCTCCATCGGTTCGCGCATCCACGGCGAGTTGTCCGATCTGAAGCGCCCGGGGATTGGCGAGTAGGGAATCGAGGTAATGTGGTCCTCGCACCACGCCCACGGGGGACGGCGGTCTGGCGGTCGCCAGGCATCGCGCCAGATCCGGGTGAGTTTGTCGCGGGCTGATTCAACGGTCTTCATTCGCCCTGGTGGAGGATCGTCAACACTTCGTCGATGGCCCGCCGCGCTTCCTCCTGAATGCCGGTGGCGTCGAGGCCCGAGAGAATCGGCGGGAGTTCCTGTTCGAATTTCTTGCGGAGCATGGAAGTTGCCTGCGCAACGAACTCGGTCCATGCCTGGCGCACTTCCTCGACGGCCACGTAGTCGCCGCGCTTGATGCCGAGCCGCAATTCCCGTTCCTCGACCTCTGCGAGCAGCTTGCGCGCCTTGAGCGAGGATTCGATGTCGGCGGATTCCTGTGTCGCCGGTTCGCCGCCCTTGAGGTCGTTGCGCCGCATGAATTCCCGCCAGGCGGCTACGTCGTGCAGGCCGTTGGCGGCGGGCTTCGGGGCGTCCTTGCGCTTCTTCCAGGTGTTGAGCGTCTGACGGGTGATGCCGAGGATCACGGCGAGTTCCACGTAGGAGGCTGCGCTGGCTGGGGCCGCTCCGGTGCCGGTGGCCATCGTTTGCAGCATGGCCCGCTCGGCACGGGTCAGCTTGCCGCCCTTTTGCACGCGGGCGATCAGGTTGGCGAAGTCGCGCGAGAGCAGCTTCTTGGCAACGTCAGGGGAAACAGGGTCCATCCGCAGGTTGGGGACGAGTCAACCACTGTGGTTGACGGTGGGGCAGGGGACATGAGCATCCCCGTGCATTGCGCCCACACCCGCCTCGTTGATCCGAACACGCTGAAACCCAACCCGGTCAACCCGAACCGCCACAGCGCCCACCAGATCCAGCTTCTCGCGTCGATCATCCAGGAGCAGGGTTGGCGCAACCCGGTCACCGTGTCGAAACGCTCGGGCTTGATCGTCCGCGGACATGGCCGGTTGGAGGCGGCGCTCCTCATCGGCTGCGAGACGATCCCGGTGGACGAGCAGGACTATGCAAGCGAAGCGGAGGAACTCGCCGACCTGCTGGCCGACAACCGGCTCTCTGAACTGGCCGAACTCGATGAAGACGACCTGCGGCGTGTGCTCAAATCCATCGGTGACGCCGATCCGTCCTTCGATATCGAGCTGACCGGCTTCATGGAGGACGAGATCCGCAAGTTGATGGAGGAGGACGCCACGCCCGAGGATGAACTCGAAACGATCCCGCGGATGGAGTGCCAGGCGTTCGAGCATCACGATTACCTCGTCTTCATGTTCCATGACCTGCGGGACTGGATGCAGGCGCTCCAGCTCATGGGGGTCCGCGAGGTTGACTACTCGATCACCCGCAGAACCAAGAAAATCGGCCTCGGCCGTGTGCTCCATGGAAAACGACTCCTCGAACTCTGCCGCCGCGCCGCCATGGCCGGAACTCCGCCCGCTCAAGCTCCGACTGGTGATCCTGTCCCGGAGCCGCAGCCACTCGATCACCAGCCACAAGCTGTTCCCGACGGCGACGCTGCTCGTTCCCGCAAGCGAGGCTGAGTACTACCGTCACACCGGGCTGGAAATCCAAACCATCCCCGACGAGATCGCCGGCATCAGCGCGGTGCGGAACTGGGTGCTGCGGCACTTTACCGACGACGCCATCGTCATGCTCGACGACGACATTTCCGCGTGCGTCTGCATGGTGAGCCTTCGCTGCCGCCGCCTCTCGTCCGAGGAAACGCTGGCGATGCTCGAAAACTCCGCGTGGTGTGCGCGCGGGGCCGGGGCGCGATTGTTCGGCTGGCACCAGCGGAGCGACCCGCGGCTTTTGCAACGCAACGATCCGTTCGGCGTGAACCACTGGGTCGGTGGCGCGGTCGGCGTGGTGCGCGATGAAAGAGGCGGTGTGCCGAAGTGGGACGAGTTGCTCAAGTGCAAGTGCGACATCGACGCCACGCTCCAAGAACTCATGGACAATCGTCTCGTCTGGAACGAGGCGCGGTTCTGCTTCGTCCAGGAGCGCGACAAGAACCTCGGCGGCAACAGCCTGTTCCGCAGCGAGGAACGCATCGCCACCGAGAAGCGCCACCTCAAGCGAAAGTGGAAGGCCCACATCCGGCTCGAAACCTACAAGAGCCAGGATCGTGTGGCGATGGACGCACCCCGACGTCAATCGGTGAAGATATGATAAATGGCGTCTCAAACTGCTTCCCGTTGTGTGCAAACTGCGGATACTAGGAAATGATGATACATCGCATACCAACCAAGCGCGGATACAGCTTCCCGGCGGTGTCCAGCGCGATGCAGAAGGCGATCCGGCGCGGTGACGCGAAGCTCGCGGGTTATTGGGCGCTCGAACTGTGGTCCAGCGGCTACGGCCAGTATGTCTGGAGGCGGCTGCTCACCGTGAGCGCGGAGGACTGCTGGGGAATCCTCACCCATGAAGTCAAAGCCCTGCACGACAGCTACACCGAGATCAACCGCAACACCGCGGCAAAGACGCCCAAGGGCCGCATCTTCATATCCAAGGCGGTGATCTTGCTCTGCCTTGCCAAGAAGAGCCGCGACGCCGACCACCTCCAGAACTTCGTCTATGACCAGCAGGCGGGCCTCGACCCGGAGACACTGACCGATGAACTCGAAGCGGCGGGCGAATACATCCCCATCCCTGACTACGCCTACGACTGCCACACGCCGCAGGGGAGGACGATGGGCAAGACGAAAGCAGAGTTCTTCAAGGCCGAGCAGGAAGCGCTCAACCCGTTCATCCCCGGCCTGTTCGACAACCTGATCGATTCCTGAACCAACCCCGAGATCCCATGCCATACCAACTGATGCAACCGCGCTTCCCGCTTGGGAAGATTTTCGCCACCCCAGGAGCCATCGCGCTGAACGTGGACCTCGCCCGCTACCTCCGCCGGCACCACTGCGGCGATTGGGGCGACGAGCTGTGCGACGAGGACAAGAAGGCGAACGAACACTCGCTGAAGTACGGCACCCGCCTGCTGAGCCGCTATTCCACGCCCGGCGGTTCGATCTACATCATCACCGAGCATGACCGGTCGATGACCACGATCCTTCTGCCCAGTGAATACTGACACGGCTCCTGTTCAATCCGCATGCCAACGGACGGCAAAACCGTCTAACGGCAGCCTAACAAACGCGGATGGTGCATGTGAGGGCCGGTCATATTGCCATACCTTGAGCGGGGGTCGTGTGTCCCTACGCCTGATTACGCGGCACCATGGCGGCTGCGGGAAATCCGGCCCCGGTTGACGCCCGTTCAATCCGTATGCCAACGGTGGATTGCCGCGCAAAATGGCCGATCACTATGGTGCGAACTGGCGTGCGGATGGTGCGCGACAATCACGAGGGATGGCTGGCAGGAGGAAGGATGTCGGAACGCACAACCTCCGGCACACCGAACCATGAATGCCATCACCAAGCCGATGCTCGCCAGCAAGTGCGAGCGCCCAGACCTGCTCCCATTCCCCGTGCTTGCCACGCCCAAGCTTGACGGCATCCGCTGTCTGAAAGTCGGTGGAAAGGCGCTGACTCGCTCGTTCAAACCGATCTCCAACCGCTTCGCCCGCGAATGGATCGAAGCCAACCTGCCCGACGGTGTGGACGGAGAACTCATGCTGCGCGACGGCACGTTTTCGGAAACCACCAGCGCGATCGGTCGGCGGGACGGTCAGCCGGACTTCGTCTTTCATATCTTCGACTATGTGTTTGAGGGACGGTTGGACGAACCCTATCGCCAGCGCGTGGCGGACCTTGACGGCCTGCTTGGATTCAGCGATTCCGACCCACGCTCGCGGCATCTGGTATTCGTGACGCCCACGCTTGTTCGCAATCTGGCCGAGCTTGAGGCGTTCGAGACCAAATGCCTTGATGGGGGATACGAGGGAGTAATGGTCCGCACGCCGCATTCACCCTACAAGTGCGGACGTTCGACGGAGCGCGAAGCGTGGCTCCTCAAGATCAAACGCTTTGAAGACGCCGAAGCCGTGGTGCTTGAGCCTTACGAGGGCATGACCAATCAGAACGCCGCCGAACAGGATGCCTTCGGTCGCACGAAACGCAGTCTCGCCCAGGCTGGCATGATTGGCCGGGGAGAGCTCGGTGGGTTCATTGTCCGCCACCTCTCAACCGGGGTGGAATTCCGCTTAGGCTACAACCATGTCGTCGGCGGTATCGACAGGGTCACGCTCTGGATGAAACGCGAAACCCTGATTGGCCGCGTGGTGAAGTTCAGCCACCAGCCGAGCGGTGCGAAAGATGCACCACGGTTTCCGAAGTTCATCGGCTTTCGAGAAGCATGGGACATGTGATCTGCGGCCCTGTTCAATCCGCATGCCAATGGCATCTAACGACAATAAATGGCCGTTAAAAATGGTGCGAATTGGCGTGCGGATGGTGCGCGACAAACGACGCGGGTGGCTGGCAAGGAGGAGGATGTCGGAACGCGCCACCCATTGGCTCACCGGCCTCAGATTCCAACCAGATCCACAGATGAAACCGCAAGATCCCAAAGCCGAAGCCATCACCTTCGGAGTCGAACTCGAAACCACCATCCCCGCCACCAGCGGCATCGTTGTCGGCGGCTACCATTTCGGAAGTCCAGTGAGCACGGCCATTGATGCCACGGACGGCCTGCCGCTCAACGCGCCCACTTTCCACGGCAAGCATTGGAAAGCCGAACGCGACGGCTCCATCATTATCACCCCGGGCCGCATGGCTTGCGAGTTCGTGTCGCCCATCCTCCAAGGCAGCGAAGGCGTCGAGCACCTACTTCAATTTGTCGAGTGGGCGCGCACCATCGGGGCCAAGGTGAACGCCTCGTGCGGCTGCCACATCACCGTGGGCGTCGCTTCCATCATTGGCACGGACGATCCGCAAGCGATGAGCGAATTCGCGCGCAAGCTCGCCCACATCGCACGGTGGCACGCCATGAGCCTCTACGGCCAGACGGGCACCGGACGCCACCTGAACCGCTACAGCCACACGCTCGGCGAGGATGTGGGGTCGCTGGTGCGCCGGATGGAGCGCGTGAGCAACCCGCAACGGAAAGCCGACGCCGCCAGCCGCTGTGGTCGCGGGATGGTCAACTTCAAGAAGCTCTTCTCCCATGGCGTGATCGAGTTCCGGGTGTTTGCCGGCACGCTCAACCGCCACAAGCTCATGCACCACCTTGCCACCGTGCTGGGTCTGTGCCGCCGCGCCGCCGAAGTCGAATGCCTCGGTGGCTTCGGCAAAAACAAGGTGCAGGCGAAACGCACGGCTACCGCCGCCAACGCGCTGAGATTCCTCTGGGATTACCTCGGGTGGACCGGCGGCAAGCGCCCCGTTGCCCTGGGCCTGATCGGCCCGCTCCACGCCGAGTTCAAGGGCTACCGCCAAGCCGCCGAGCTGATGTGCCGCCGCTTCGATTCCCGTTTCCCCTACGCCAACCTCTAACCGAAAGCCAAAAGCCATGTGTGTGATCCTCGTATGCCCCGCCGATGTGCGGCCTGATAGAAGAACCCTCGATGCCTGCCACCAAGCCAACCCTCACGGTGCCGGGGTGGCATGGCGGGAGAATGGAGTGGTGCGCTGGTTCAAGGGACTCGAACCCGGTGAACTCGAACCGCTGATCGCCCAGCTCCCCGGCGAGATCGTGATCCATTTCCGGTGGGCGAGCGTCGGGGAAGTGACACCTAAGCTGTGCCACCCGTTCCCGGTTTCTGCGAAAGCCACGACCCGCTTGTCCGGCCATGCCCGCGCCGTGCTCTTCCACAATGGAACGTGGTGCCAGTGGCGCGAAACCCTGCGGCGAATGCCCAAGCACCGGATGCCCGACGGACTGCTGTCGGATTCCCGCGTCGCCGCGTCCTTGGTCGATCTCTGCGGCATCGAGGCGCTTGAGCGCCTGCCCGGCCGCTACGTGTTCTTCGAACGCGATTTCACCGAGCTGTTCGGCGACTGGCAGCGGTGGGGCGGCATGCAGGTGAGCAACCTCGGCTTCACCCATCACCTGAGCAAGCCGCGTTCTTTTGCGCCCAAGTGTGCGCAGACTGCGCATAGCAGCCATCAGGCCCTTCTCGATCTTCCGGACACCTGCGGCAACCCCGGCTCCAAGCGCCGGTCGCATGTGCCCTCTCCACGCAAACCATGAACCAAAAACGATAGAACCATGAAGACCATGACCAGACCCACCGTGCATCTCGGCGAACCCGTGAACCGCACGATCCAGCCCGCCTTTGAAATCGACGCCCATGCCTTGTTGTGGGCGAGCGCCAAGGGACGGGAGTTTGTCCCCGCCATCGCGACCATTGGACACAAGAGCTACCAGAACGGCCCGCTGCGCCAGAAGCCAATGCCAGACGCACGCAAGTTCCCGGTGCTGATCGAGCGCATCGGCTACTGGGAAACCGCGCTGGAACTCGACGACCCGGAAATTCTGTTGGGTGCCGCCGTGACATCCGCGCTCAACAGCTTCCATGACCTGATTGGCGACAACCCGCTGGCAGCCGATCCACAGAAGTTCGCCGCCGCCATCACCCAAGCCGCCCGCGAATGGGCGGAGGAATGTTTCACCCCTGACCACTGAGAACCATGAAACGCACCTACAAACTGATCGCCAGCCGCGGCAACGAGATCGTCTTTGATGATCGTCTGCAAGCAGACAGCCCCCGTGATGCACGCCGGGAAATGAAGAAGCTGCTGGGCCTCGAAAGCCTGAGCGGCATCGTGTATTCCATCACCGAGATCCCGGTGGACCTGATTCGCGAGATTGTGGACGCCAGGATTGCCGAACTTGCCGGCGGAGCGCCGATTCAAACACCGGTGCCCGCCGACGTTGAGGCTCTGGTGATGGACCGCCTGAAACCCATCCTCCGCCGACTGTCAGCACTGGAACAGACGCCGGATGAACCGGAGCGCCCAGCCCGCTTCGACCCGCTCGCGATTCTGCCGGACACGCCACCGGAGCCGGACTGGAACCTCGTGAAACGCCACTTCCGTCGCTACGGGGATCCGCGCAAGACGGCGGAGAAATACGGCCTGAACCTGCGCGACCTGAACTCACGCGCCAGAAGGGAGGGGTGGGTGGAATGATCGAGATCAAACCCTATCACAAGCCGGACGGATACCGCACACGTCATTGGGCCGTGTATGTCGATGGCGAGTTGTTGGCGGTGGTGCTCTATCGAAAGGGAGCGCAGGCGATTGCGGACCTGATCCTGTCCTCCCGTGCTGGAAAGGCGGCGAGTGATGCCGCGTAAGTCACCGGTAGTGCCCACCTGCTTTGTCCCGTCCTGCCCTGCGGATTTCGTGGGGCAGGCGGGCAAGGTGGCGGAAATGCTGCTGCGGAAAGCCGAGCGCCTGCGGGCCAACCCCGATCAACCGCTCAAGTTGCTGGTGTCCGGCGCTCCGGGCATCGGCAAGACGAGTTTGGTCAACCTGATCGCCCGGGCACTGGTTGTCCATCCCGCCGCCATCGAGGACGTGAACGGTCGGGAAGTCAGCCTGGACACGGTCAGGGAATGGCTCCGCGGCCTGCCCTATCGCAGCCTGTTTGGCGGATGGACGGTGAAGGTGGTCAATGAGTTCGACCGCTGCTCGCGCGACGCCCAGGATCTGCTGCTCACGATGCTCGACCGGATGCCGCCGGGCCACGCGTTCCTCGCCACCACGAACCTCGACATCGGCAACCTGACCGAACGGCTCCAAACCCGCTTCCTCCCGGTCCGCCTCCAGCCACCGGAAAACGAGGTTCTCGCGGCATTCCTCGCGAGGCGGTGGCATGTCCCCATCGCAACCACCCGGTTGATTGCGGCCGGGGCAGCAGGGAATGTCAGGGCGGCGATGGCGGATTTGGAGATGTGGTTTGGGTGAGTCAGAAGGGATCGCCATCGATTTCGTTCACCGGTTCGATGGGGGCGGATTCCTGTGCCGGGATTTGCCGCTTGTGCTTCTTCTGAGCATGCTCCTCGATGGTCATCACCATTTCAGGACGATCCCTCCCGAACCGTTCGTGATAGAGTTCCTCGATGAACTGCGGCAATGGTGACTTCCACCGCTCTTGGTTGTGATTCGCAAGGCTTCCGAGCTTCTTTGGATTGAGCCCAAGCTCTCGCGCCATCTGGATGTGGGCATGTGACAACCGAAATTTGCTCCGAGCGTCCACCCACACTTGGAACCTTGGTGTCAGACGATTTTTGTTAGTTGCCATGTTGATTCACAGAACGTCATAGAGCATCGGACCGGCGGGAAGGAAGCTCGAATTCAAAGAGGGACGTTAACGCCGGTTCGGTGCCTCGACTTGTTCTGCAGGGGTTTTTCGAGGCAGATTGATCTCCGCGACGAGACCGTCCCTCTTGTCGAGGAGGCGGATCGAGTCAAAATACGGCTCCAAAGGAGCTTCATGGTAATACTTCTCCCTGACCATGAGACGTGGTCCCGGCACGAAGAACGACTCTCCTTCTTTGAGCGGGGTGACCTGCAAGTCTCGGCCCACGTAGGTTGACTTGCTGGCAATCAGTCGAAATCCCTGCGGCAAACTCCACTCCTCCCATGCGCTAGTCCATCCGCCCCTTACGCTTCCACCTCCGTGCCTCGTGCTACTCATGCCATCCAACTGGAACTGGTAAAACACCTTGCTCCTCGGGATCCCCTTGGGCGTCGCAGAGGTCCGAAGCGAGTCTATCGCCATCACGTATTCGGACTTCAGCGTCACGCTGGGTGTAGTCGAACACGAAGCGGAGACGGCAACCAGTCCACACAGAATCGTGGCGCGCAGATAGATCAT